CACCTTGATCGCGTGCATAGCGATGCCGTGGATAGGGTCTTTCAACACTGAGTACGCCGATTCGTGCTTGTGCCCTGCGACGTAGATATGGTCACGGGTGCCCAAGACTGCCGCCTTCATCGGGCCGTGCGCCGGGTTCCAGATTGACGAACCGGAGTGGTCGTGCCGAGCGTTGATGCGCACTTCGGTCTTGTTCGGGAACTTGAGCGCAAGACGGGCTTCCGACGACTTGTACAGCGCATTCTGTTGGCGTGCGATCCAACGCAGCGGGTCGCCCGCGCCTGACCACAGGTCGTGGTTTCCGCCAATCATGTAGAGCCAGCGGCAGCGGTTGACGAACCATTCGGCCAACTTCCACGACTGCGCCGCTGACGTACTCTGCTCGCCGTAAAGCCGCGCCAAGCGCCCCGTCCAGTTGTTGGTCGTATCGCCTACGTTGGCGGCAAACAAACCCTCAGTGTTGTTGACGAGCGCCGTGTGACGCTCAATGGCTTCGATGTCGCAGCCGTCGTCATCGACGTGCGGGTCGCCAAAATGCAGGATGCCAATCGGCCCAGGTATCGTTATGCGAATTGGGATGAGCTTCGAGGCTTCTTCGTATTCGCGCTTGTGAGCGAACTGACGCTTACGGATCGCTACCAAGTCTTCGACGCTGATATCGTCTTCGGGCAACGGGGTAAACTTAAATTCTTCAGGCTTCTTGTCGAATCGTTCGCGGATGGCATCGCCTGGATGATACGTTGAGGCCGGAACATCCAAGCCCTTTGCCATCATCGTTTGCGTTCGGTCGATTACAGCGCGAGGGCTGATACCCAAGATCATGGCCGCTTTGGCACGAATGCCATTGGTTTCTTTTAGTGCGGCTAAGATTTGTTCATCGGTGCATCGTTTCGGCATGACTACTCCATCGTTGTGAGCATTTGCTGCAACAAGTGGCCTAGCCTATCTACCAAGACTTCATCGTCCGACAACGTCTCATAGCCCGCGAGGTCAAGCATTGCGTGCATGGCCTCATGCGCCCAGATTTGTTGTCGGTGCGAGCCTTTTACCGTCGAAATTACGTCAATTCGATACTGCTCGGGCAACCATATCCCTACGGTGCCCTTGCCGTGACGCCATCGACTCGGAGAGACAACCCTGACTTGGATGGTATGCCCCAGCAGTTGGAACTGCTTGGGGATTCCGTCAGAGCGCATCTAGACCCCCTATCGCATTAAGTTATCTGCGATTCGCCTCGCCCAACCCCGACCAAAATTAGCCCAGCCGGGGAGGCTTGCAAGGAAATGTAGACGAGTGCCGTTATACTTTGCAAGAAATTTGTTTACGTTTACTGAGTTAAGTGCCTGAATTGTCACAGGACCGACCTTTCCGTCATCTGGCACACCGACAATTCTTTGTGCCCAGCGTATGGCTTGTGTCGTCCCCGAGTTCACGGCAGCATCAAATAAATCAAACCGCATACCCGGCGGCAGATCATCAAGGCGCAGCATCGTCCAGTACCGCTTGCGGTAGACGCGCTTGGCTTCGGACATAGGGTATTCACGCATATTGCCCTTGTAGCCCTCAGAGCGGGCTACGTTCTGCGTGACGCCGAAACGAGTCGCCCCGCCTGGATCGGCGGGGTGGTCTACGAATCCCCCCTCGTGCAGCAGCAGCGCGGCAAATGCCTCATCGAACGTCATTACGAATCCACTTTTGCAAAGCGCGGAGCTTGGCAAACTCCGCATCACACATTTGTGCTAGGGCGTAGAGGTCGGGACCGATGTCTGGCCCTTGCGCAAAATCGCTTCGAGCAAGTTCGTTGCCGCCTGCGGGGGCGGGGGCGGAACCATCAACTCTTTCGGGGGCTGGCCCGACGGGCGCTGGGGTTTCGACGCACAGCCGGACAGGAGCGCGAGGCACAGGGCGACTCCGGAGAGCATCAATCTCGGATCGGTACGCATTTGCAGCAGCCTCCGCACGCGCTCGGTCAGCACGCTCCGCTTCAAGCTGCGCTTCCAGATTCTCAATCTTCGGCTCAAGTTCAGCACGGACTTGCTCCTTCGCCCGATGTATCCCAAAGGCTACGACTAGCCCCAACAACGCCGCAACAATTGCGTGTGGTGCATAGCGCCACACCCAGAACGGGATCATTTGTCTACCTTATCGTCCAGTCGGTCCCAGATGCGCATCAGCATATGCTCAATACGCTCAAGGGCCGCTTTGTAGTCATCCCGGCGGACAAACTGATTCATCATTTCGCGGTGATCGCGCTGCAAGTTTTCCATGCTGGTCGTCAACGAACGCAGAATCCAGCCTCCCAAGGCTCCTGCTAGCAACACTGCAAGATTGAAAGCCACCTGATAGTCCACGTCACTTCTCCGAAAGTGCCTGCGTTGTAATGGTACGGAGCGCCACGTTGCCGAGCGATCCAACTAGAAGAATAGCAGCAGCGACTTGCGAGCCGAACAGCGTCGTCAAGTGGGAGGCCACAAGTTCAAGCGAAGCGAGAACGGCGAGAAACACGTTCCACCAGATCATCTTTGATTTGAGTGCGCCTTTAACCATGGTCGTCTCCTACTGTGCTAAAGCGTTAAGAGGCTGACGTTCCGGCGGCGGCGTAATCGCCGACGTGCGTGCCGCATTTGCCACTTCGCGGCTAAAACGGCTCCAGCTCTCAGCATTCTTAAACTGTGCCAAAAACGCGCTGCGTTCCTTGGCAGGAATTTGTTGCAGCAGGCGATCAAAGTCACGGCCAGACTGTGCGGCGCGGATCAGCACGTCCATCGTTTCGCCCTTCATGCGCTGCTCAAGGCCAGCAACGACTTCGTTGACAGCCGTGGATGCGCGAGTAAAGAACGGAAAGCGGATACGGGCACTGCCTTTCTTTTGCGCCTCAGTGAGTGCAGCGCGGCCCGCAGCGGCCTGCTGAACGGCCTTTAGGTCAAGGTCAAGCGTGTCAGCAATCTTGCGCAGGAACGGCATATCTTTTGCCATCTCTTCGCTGATCTTGTAGCGGCCAGAGCCAAACAAATCTTCGACCACATCGGGCGTTTCGCCACGCACGAGGTCAATGATCTGCTGCTTTGACGCAGGCGTGCCCTTCGCGTAGAGCTTGCGAATATTGTCTGCGAGTTCCATGCCGCGAATGTCCGACATACCGCGCTCGAACGACTGCAAGTAGTCACGGAATCCTTTGCCACCCGCCTGTTCGATGGCGTCATCAAATACCGGCTTGATGCGGGTCAATACACTCGCTGCCAATCGCGCTTGCGCTTTGGCATCCATGTTCGGGTTTAGGTCGCGGATCGCACCGGCCACAGCGTTCTTGCGAATTGCGTAGAGGGCTTCCGGTGTAACTACGCCAAACTGATTCGTCCAATCGCCGACCATCTGATTGACGCGGGTTAGCGCAGCCGAAGCCTCCCGATTCGTAGCAATGTCCGGATTGGCCAACATACGATCAATCGGTCGCGTCAGGTCAGCGCCTGTAATCGGCTTGATGCCGCGATCCGCCATGCTTTGCAGGGTGCTTTCTGCGGCACGAGCGCGACCGCCCGCAACTAACGACTCGGCTGCCGCTTCGCCTGCACGACGCTCTGCCGTCACGGCAAGTTCGCCAGGGAATGTATATCGGCCCGGTGGGCGTGGGGCTGCTGCACGAGCGCCGCCACTGGCAACCCAAGTCTTTGCCCAATTTTCTGCACTATCAATTGCGCCAGTAAACCGACGCACGCGATCCACTGCCTCAGTCGCCTCTTTTCGAGCATCGGCAGCAATCGTCTGAAGTTTCGGCACGACTTCACCAGTGCGACGAGCCTTCCCAAGTGCCTCTTCACGCATACGGCCAGTGATGTCCGTAAGCGTTTCTTTGGCCGTTTCCCGTGCGGTACGGGCTGCTTCGGAAGTCGGGCCGCCAGCAATACGGGTCAACTGGTTAATCGTGTCTTGCGCCTCACGCGCACGGAATGCGTTAACCACGCCACGAGGGTCTTTAGCCTCTGCCTGTGCAAGCAACGCCTGAAGGACAGGCAAGTCAAGGTTCGCCGCAACACGGCTTGCTGGTTGATCCGGCGCAGCCTGCATCGCTTGACGTAGCGCATTAATCTCGTTGTTTGCTGCCGTGCGGATTAGTTCGTTGGCGCGGATGTCTGCCGTCCGGCCTTGCAGCGCATCAACAACTGCGCCGCCGCCTTTTGCCACAATCTTGGCAACGGGCGGGGCTAATACTGAAATGCCAGCGCCAATAGCCGCGCCTGTCTCGGCTTCTTCGGGCGATACAACCGCGCCCGTAATTGCGCCGGGAATCGCGCCACCCGCAGCACGCAAGGCTACCCGTTGAGCAGCAGGGGCCGCAGCAGACACGCCTGTACGAAAGCCCGAAGTCGTAACGGCTTCGGCAAGAGGGGCAGTAAATCGAGCTATAGCAGGGGCAGCAACTCCAGCGCCTCTAATAACCGCGCCCGCTGCCGGACCCGCAGCCAAGCCAACGGCGTAGGGGATCATCCCGGCAACAGCAGCCTGTCGTTCTTCCGGGGTCATGCCGGTCGCCTCAACTTGCGCACGGAAACCTGTAGCCCGGTCGCCAATGTCAGCCAGTGACGGACCACGACGGCGCGTCGGAATCTCCGTTACAGGAGCAGGAGCTGCCGCAACAGGGGTCGGCGCAACTACAGCGGCCTCTTCCTCTTTTGCAAGGCGATACGCAGCGGCAACCGTCTCAAATTCCTTAGTGCCTTTCTTGTCCTTGTTGCGGACAATCCAATCTGCGTATTGATCGGCGGTAGCCATCTTTACAGCCCCAGAATTGCATCAGCCTCGGAACGAATCGCCGCAGCATCCGAGCCTCGGCGCTGTGTCGGATCACCACGGCGACCACGCGACTTAGGTTCGACCGCTCGGTATGCATATTCGTCATCAAATGCCGACGTAAGATTGCGCTTTGAGAATTCCAAATCGGCAATTACTGCGTCAATTTGGTTGCGGAAGTCTTCGTCCTGCTGCGTCTGCGACAACGCGCCAAAACTGTCGCGCAGTGCTTTACCTTCCGCATCGGACACGTTACCCACCGCGCCGCCCGTTGGGCTGGCGTCACGAAGCGCCTGCAACGAACGGAACTGGCCTTTGGCCAACACGCGATCAAGAATCGCTTGTGCTGCGGTCGCCTCTTTGCTCACGCTTGGCAAACGACCTTCGATACCGCCCGTGATTGCGGGTAGACCCGGATGTTCGCGCAACTGACGCAGATTTGTGATAAGGCCGTCGATGTCATTATTAGCCGTGCGGAATGCAGCACTCGCTTTCGGGAACGCTTTTTCGCGCTCACCGCGAGTTTTTTGGTCAATCTTAACTTCCTGATAACCAGGCTGCGCTTTACGCTCTTCCAATTGAACGCGACGATCCTCTAACTCTACGCGGCGCTGCTCTAGACGCGCACGCATCTCATCAACAGCAAGTCGTCCTTCAGACGCACGCGCTTCACGAGCGCGAAGTGATGCACTGATGCGCTGATCCGCAGTCAGTAGAGAATTCTCTAAAGTTCCAAGCAGTCTTTCGTCGTATTGCGGCGTCAAGCCCAACTTATTTAGTTCGTCTTGTCCATATCGCTCTACAGCTTGCGCATAAATCTGGCCATACGCCTGCGGATTTTTAGCGGCCGTAACCAACTTCAAAACTTCATCAACCTGAGCTTTTTGTTGCGCCTTTCTAACATTGTCCATTTCGAGCAAACTTTGCTCTCTTTTAGCGCGTTCAGCACCGATCTTTGCGCCACGTTCGGCAATCTCCATGCCTTGCGGACCAAACTGCATTAATGCCCGCTGGCCTTCAGGGGTCGCAATATCTACGCCGCCAGCCAAAGCATTTTGGATTTGGCGATTGACCTCGGCCTGTTGTCGCGCAGCCATTTCCTGCTCACGCGCCAAACGATTGACACGACCGAGTTCCATTCCCTGCATATACGAGCCGAGGATATTGACCGGCTCAAGTTGAGTAGCGCCAATGATCGGCATAAATCACCCATACCCGCCGTAACGCGGACCCATGTAGTTCATCGTCATTGCGCTAGGCGGCGCTACGCCAACCGGCGGCGCGGCAGGACGGTCAAAATAACCGCCACGCGACAAGCCGTAACCCATCGCTGCCTGCCCAAGTGCGTTTGCAAGAGCGTTAGACTGTCCGATATAGCCGGACGCACGGGCGGCTCCGCCCATGCCGATGGCTTGTCCAGCGCCTGCCGCGTATCGCTGCGCAGCGCCACTCATCGCGCCCGTTGACTCTGGGCCTAAAACGCCAAGTCCCTGCAAGGCATTCGTTGTCATGGCACGCTGTTGCATCGCACGGGTAAACGCGTTTTGGAATTCCTGCGAACCCATTTCCTGACCGTAGCGAACGCCCGCGCGGATCGCCCCGCCGCCCAACAACTGACCTCGGGCCGCTTGCATTCTAGAAAGTGCTTTTTCGCCCTCTGCGAGTCTAAACGCATAGCCAGGGTCCATCTGGATTTCTTCGGCAGTCGGTGCGCGAGCGAACTGGCCGCCTTCGCCATATAACTGAGCGAGGCGATTGAGGTTTTGAAGGCCGATCTGACGGAACGGCTCCTGCAACTCAATCTGCCGTTGAAACATCTCGCGCTCAAGTTGCTGCTGCTGCGTTGCAGCCTGCTGTTGCGCAGAGGCAGCCTTTTTGGCAGCCCGCGAACTCATCGCGCCGCCAACGACCGCACTACCAATAATTGCCGCTTCGATGCCCATGTCAGTGGCCTCTCACAAATAATCCGTCTTGGTTTCTAAATCCGAGTCTTTCCAAAATACTGTTCATGTACTCATGGCCCGGCGTTACCCGCGTTGTAACACGATCTTTTGCGAAAAGGGTCGCAAGTAGACCGCGAGTGGCCCATTTGCGCCGCCATTCCGGCAGGATCGAAACGTGCAGTTCGTCGCCGTTAAAATACGCTGCGCCAACACATTTGTCATTACGGATGATGGCCTTAACGTCCCAGCCCTCTACCGCCTTTTCATAATCTTTGTAGGCAATCGGCGTTGTCCAATCAGTGGCGTCATAACCCACTCGAAGGGCAAGTTCTCGGTTGTCTACTAATCCGGTCACGAAATCTCCCGACCCGAAGCCCGGATATTGATAGCCGAGGCTGCCGAGGCAATCGTAGAAATTGACCCGCCCGGGGCCAGCACATGGCCCACAATCTCAGGGAACGTGTACGTTTCCGAGGGCAGCAGGGTCTTGCTTTTAATGATTAGGTTCTGGTTTCCGGCGTTATCAAACTGCGTCACGAGGTTGACCGAAATGGTCCGGGCCGTCGTGTCGAAGTTGGTCGCCGTAAACTTGTCAATAATCGCCGACACGTTGGTCGCCGTGTACTGCGAGGTTTGACTGTTTTCGGCAATTTTTGCCGGAATCAGAACTTTGACGCTAACTGCCATGTATCACCTTAGAATGTAAAGACCATACGCACGCGGCCTGCAAGCCCCGCATCGCCGTCAAAAAGCTCGCCACCGTTACCGCCACCGCCTGCAGTTAAAGACCCTACACCGGCGATTCCTGCTGCACCAGCTTGGGTAAAGAAGGCGCCTCCGTTACCTGACGTGTTGGTAGTATTTCCACCGGAGGCTGACCCACCCGCACCTTGTTGAGCAAACTGACCTGAGTCGCCGCCATTCCCGGGGTTAGCCGTCATGGTCGTAATCGTATACGTGCCGCTTGACACGTTAGAAAACGTGCCTGGCTCACCGTTCGGTGCAAACGCCGTACCGCCCGCGCCCCCTGATCCTACAATGTAATTGATTGTTTTGCCGGGGTCGCCGACTCCAAGCACCAAAATAGTTTTGGAATAGCCGCCCCCGCCACCGCCGCCGCCAGGGAACACTTCAGGCTCACCGGGGGCGATAAAGCCTAAGTAACCATAACCGCCGCCCCCGCCCGCACCCCAAACTTCAATTGTTACGCCTGTCGCCGCAGCCGGAATTGTTACCGACCCGCTACCCGGCGTTGAATGATCGTAAACGCCAGCACCAGACCCGCCGGAACTGCCGTTAAAAAACGCGCCGAGAGTCGCTCCGCCCATTAGGTCAATCCTGCTCCGCTGATCAGCCACGAAGTCGCGCCGATTTTAATGCACGTCGCCACGCCGTTACGGGCAAGAGTGCGCGTGCCGGTGGTAGTGCTGTTGGCAAGGGTCAACGTGTCAGAAGTAATTGCGATTGATAAATTAGTCGTATTGACGTTGACGATAATGACGACGGTGCCGACTGCAAACGATACTGAAGCATCGGCAGGGATCGTTAGCGTTATGCTGGTGCCGTTCATCAAAATCGACTTACCGGCGTCCGATGCAATCAGCGTGTAGTTGGTCGTTTTGCTGACCTGCGGCGCGTCTCGATAACCCGCCACTTGGTTCGTGTTAGACGGTGCGTTATCGGGGATGAGAACCGTACCAGTAAACGTCGGGCTAGCAATTGGCGCAAACTTCGCGTCGGAGGCCGTTTTGGTATACGCATCCGTAATACCATAACCAGAAAGCGTCGTCGGCGTTCCACTAATGTCGGCCCACTGGACGCCTTCAATACTGAAGTCATTGACGCCCGGCACGTTGTCGCTTTCGCCAAGCTGTACGTCAGTAGAATCGGTAACGACAAAACGATAAGTAACGCCGCCAGTTAGCCAAATCTGATCTGGCAAGCGCCCTGCCGAATCAAGGATGATCGGATTAGAGTTCGCCGTGCTGCCCGTGGAATCGGTATATGTTGCACGCGGCGTAGTTGTTCCGGCGTCATACGTGTATATCTTGCCGCCTGACAAAATGTTGCCGTTGTCGTCAAAAAACTGCGTGCCCGTTCCGGCAAACGCTGAGATATAAACGGTCATACGTACACCTGCATAACGGTCAATATAATGGATGGAATTGCCGGCACGGGAGCAGCCGCGGCAAACGTTTGAAGCTGCACGTCAAGGCTGTCCACCGAAAAATATAACTGAAAGTAGTCGCCGTTGGATAGCGGCAAGAAAAAGTTTGCAGCCGAGAAGATTTCGGAGTTGTTGCCCTGAATCTGAATCAACGACCCAGAATTGGCGACCGCCGTGCCGTTGATAGCGGGCCAAATGTAAAACTTGCCGCTACCGCCTGAAGTCTTGTCCACCTGAATGGAAAACTGCACGTTGTAGATGGCAGGCCGCGCAACTTTGATTTTGCTGTTATCCGCCGGATCACGGTAGACGCCATACGCCGTGTCGGCGTTGTTGTAAGTAATGGCATAACCCGTATTGATAACGGTCGCCGCTTGCGTCTGCGTTGAAAAAAACGACCCAAAATTTACCACATTCGGTTCGGGATACCGGGGCAGCAGTTTAAGCGCCTGTATCTCAGACTCTAGTACCGGCACCATATCTTCAACAGTGGCTGCCAGCGCCGGGGTCAACTCAAGATCAGCCGTCGTAATTTGAGTCGTTCCGCTGCCCGTTAGCACAAAAATGTTGTTGAGGTAACGGAACCATTCACGGCTAATTAGCCCCGTCCGCTCGTCAATGAACGGCACGCGTGGGGCGGGAATGTTAGTAATGTTTGCCATTACGAACCCGTCGGACTCAGCACCAGCTCTGCGCCCATGATGGCAACCTTGACGGGATCAGTGCCGCTTAGTTCATATACACGGTCGCGCAGTTTTACGGTCATGCCAAGGCGGCGGAAGATAGCGCGGGTTCCATACTGGCCAATTCGGCCCATAGACGCCTCACGCGGCGCATTCCACGTGTGCCCGCCATCGTCGGACCAACGCAGCATCAGCTTTGGGTTTGCGCCAATAACAAATGGCAACTCAATAACGATTTCGTCGCCGCTTTCGGTAGCTAAAGCAATTGGCGTTTCCGTTGCAAGGATGCGCTCTCGATTGTCAAAAAAGTCAAATCCCGCCAGCCCAACGCCAGTTTCGCAGTCAATCTGCAAAATGTGCTGGGCAGTACGATTTAAGTTGTTTGCGCCAGTGGGCAACGCACGCCATGATCGTAGCCACTTTTGCGTGACGCCAGCGTCTTCGTAAACCTCAAGACTAAACTGGTAAATGTTTCCGTTTTCGTAATCGCCAAGCGTTGGGTCGCCATTGAACCGGGCATGGTTATTGGCACGGTGGCGCTTAAAATCGCCATTTCGATACGCTGCGCGTTCATGCCACGATCCGGTGGCTGCGTCATACACCCACGTCGTGTCAGCGTCGGTAAAGTTCAAGACATAAAACGTATGGCCGTCTTGCTGATAGGTATACCCTACCGCGTCAGCCAAATTGCCGTATTGTTGAATGGCAAACTCAACCGCATGGGTTGATACGCGCACGCCTTGGTAGCCATTAGCGCGGTATACGATGCCTTGGCCGCGAGCGTCCGCTCCAAGCCAAAACACGCTGTTGTCCATCTTGGCAACAGAGTAGGGCGCAATACATCCGATTTCGTTATATGCGCCTTGGATGCGCGTCAACGGAAAATCTGCTTCGCCGCTGTTGTACCAAACTTCAACACTGTTGGTTCCAAACAGCCATGCCTCTCGATGGTCAATGATGAGAGACACCAATCCATCCGGCGATCCTTCAGCAGACGCAAAATCAAGCGGGTCAATTGATAACCCATCAAGAAGCGACGTAACCCAAATGCGCTGGCTATTTGACTCGTTAAATACAAAGTATCCGTCAAGATAGCCAACCGTCACCGCGCCGGGGTAATCCGGGTCAGTAATCTGCGCAAACACGTTGGTTGCCGTGTTATAGATGTATCCGTCTGGGTTGCAAGCAACAAAGATTTGCGTGCCGTTATCGGCCATTGATACGGCATCCGCGCCGGTAATGTTGCCAAGTTTTACAGCAACAAAATCTGAATCAACCTTAAAAAACTCAGACCCGGAAGCTACGTAAAGATAATCGCCAAGCGAATAAACGCCTCTGATTGGCCCAGACCCAATGGTCGCTTTTAGCACCAGCCCAGGGCAACGCTGTAGATACGCAGGTTCTTTACCGCCTTCTGCAATGACTTCCGGGTAGAGATTGACCATCCGGTTGTCGGCAGCATTAACCGACCGGATTACATACGACGATCCGAGGATGGGTGATTTCAACTAGGCGCTCCGCTCGGATTAGAAGTTGCCGGTGTAGATGTTAAAGCGCGGGCGGTTGACCATCAGCGCCGACGGCATTGACATCACGTCATCCGGGTTGTTGATGCGCTTGAGATTGCGCTTGCTGTACATCGCAATACGGCGCACTTGCGGAGAAGGCTCTACGCCAAACTCCGGTGCCAGCTCACAGGCAAGATTGTAACGAAATGCGCGCAGATAACCTGGCGGGAACGTTAGGTTGGTATCAAGCGCAGCAGGCTCAGTAAGCGGCTGCACCGAAACAAAATGGAACTCCAGCACCCGCGACGGCACCGGATAGAGATAAATCTCAATGTTCGGATAAGTCGGGTTGTACCACAAGATTTGCGGGTAAGTAGACGTTACCGTCTTAACCGCAATGTTGTTGTACTGCTGTTGGTTAATCATCTTAATGCCGTACGACACATTGGTCGAGGCATCGCGGAAAAACGTCGAATCATCGAGCAGGATCGGTCGCTGCCCAACAAAGTCGCCAGTGGGGCCAAGCGTGCGAATACGCGTGCTAGGCGGCCAGTTAAATATCTGGTCAATCGTTGAGAATACGGATAGACGTTCCGTATTCCACGAATCAATCATCTGGTTAAGCGCTGTAAGGGCATCTTGCGAAGTCGCCGCCGAGGGAACCTCGCCCTCCGCCAGCATGCCGATCAAGCGCAGCGCACCGTTGATCTGGTCAGCAGCGGTGGTAGCCATCTTTTACTCCTTGCGCCGTCGCCGCGCCCTTAACGTGTTAGCAGAATTCTCCAGCGCCCCCGTTTCCGAGGACGCCGGAGATTCTGAGTCATCTGGGTCGTTTGGATCAAATTCCTCCCAACCCCATTCCATATCATCTTTCGCTTCATGCGCGGAACAGGCGACCTTAGTGCCATGCTTGGGATGACGTAAATAAATAATCATTCCTGCTTTGACTCCAAAGCTTCGCCTATTTCCGGCGCTTCAATACGATTCACCAACATTTTGTAAGCTGAGACAACCGCTTGGCATTGAGCAATGTACGTGTGCGACTTTGCAATTTCTTGCTCAAGCGAATCAATCTCAACCAACAAAAACTCTTTGGTGATCTGCATTTACACCACAGCCATCAGAAAGAACGTCGTGCCCGCATCCGTCACGCACGCAATCTTACGGTTCGGCGTGGCAGAAGTGCCACCCAGAACTGCAACCATCGCAGCGGGAAGGTTAAGCAGGTTCGTTACCGATCCTGAACCGCTGTTAGAAGCGCGGATAAACGCCGCAGAACCCGGCAGGGTTACGCTGCTCGGGAAGTCCGAGTCAACGTTTACCGCCGCCAGCGTACCGCCCGGCGTCACGCCAGTGGCTACGCCAAGGGTCGCACGAATTGCGTTCGCAGCGCCCGAGATCGAACCACCAGAGTTAACCGACAAGCTAATATGCGCGCCGTTCGTCGTCTGGCCTGCACCCTGCGCAGCCGCCACAGTCGAAAACGCACGGAGGGTTTCTCCAGCGCCAGCGCCCGTGAAGTTCACGCGAGAGTAGATGCCACGCACATCGCCCGAAGCATGGGAAGCAGTCACATAAAACTGATTCACACTGCCCGAGGACGACTGTGCAATCGGCGACGAAGACGCGCCAGAGGACACGCCACCGGAGGTGACGCGGCCCGTAACGCTAACGCTTTCAAATTCCGGGTCAGCGAAAGCAACACCAATTGCCTTTGTATTCGGCATAGTCAGTACCTCTTAGAGATGCCCCCGACGAGTCTCCCCGCCGGGGGCGTTGCTATTAGCCGAGACGGTAGGCCGTCCAAGCCGCATCGCCAGACTTACGGGCGCGGAAATGAGCCGACGTACCGTCAGCCACCACCGCAGAACCCACAACCGTCCAGCCCGTGCCCGAGAACGTAATGTCGTTGCCCGAGTCGTCGCCGAGGTTGATGCAGTAGAAATCGAACGTGCTACCAACTTTGGCGCTCGAAATCTCGTCATCAACGTCAGCCGCCGCAGCCAACGAATACGTACCCGCGCTGGAGCCACCCGGATCAACGGTAAACACACCCTTTTCAAGGTCTGCAACCGCAATCGTGCCGGACGCGCCCGCATAGGCCGTCACCGTTCCAAGAACACCAAGCGTGGCTTCGGCAAGGTTGCCGTCGCCTACTTGATAACCACCAGTACCATTAGGAATTGCCATGATTAGTTACTCCTGTGAATTTAAAAATTAGCCCCAGAGGCGAACGGCCATCTGCGGACGGATCACCGAGTAGCCATACAGCACGTCGATACGGCACGGCATACGGTCGTTGTTGATGTCGTACTGACGGACAACGCGCATGCTAATGCCGTTGTGGACCTGACGCGAAGCCATGTCAACGCCCTGCGGCATGAGCAAGTCAGCCGTGGCGAAGGCAATCGCATCGCGGTGGTACACAAGGTTCTGCGGATACTGGGTCGAAGCGCCGCCAAGGAACGTCACAGCAGCGCTGTTCTGCGGGAACGAATCCACAGTCGCCAGAGCATGCGAGGCCGTGTAGATGGCCGGGCTGATCTTGACGTTGGTGAACGCGCTGGCCGCTGCGGTGATGTCTTCCGTCACCACAAACTGCTGGAGCGAACCAGTGGACTCGCGGGTCTGCGGGTTCACGGAGTACACATTTGCAATCGTGAACACGTCGCCCTTCTTGAGCGTGTTGCCAGTCGTTCCGTTGAACGAAATGGTCGTCGCGCCCTGAGTGGAAACGGTGCCGTTGACCGTGATCGTGCCCGTGCGGCTGCCGGTCGTGAACTGCTTGATCGACTGGGACATGTTGAGTTCGTTGAACCCAAGGATGCCTTCGCCGAACATGCCATTCTTAAACTGCGCCGAGATGGTGCTGACCGGGTTGAAAAGACCCTTCATGCCCTCAATGAGCGCAGCGTTCGCAGCCGGGTTGACGGTCACGTAGCGCGGCGACATCACAGCAGCGGCTTCGTTGAGCTTCTGCTGGGCCGACAGCAGCACCTGAGTCGTGGCCGGGGTCGTGCCCGGGGTGCCAACCGACTGATAGATGCTGTTGAAGGAGTTGGCAACGTCCGCGTCAATGCTGGCGGCAAGCTGCGAAATACGCGGCTTGAGCACACGCTCGGCGAAGTCGTCCAACTGCATGGTCATTTCGGCAGTCGTAAAGTTGACGCCAATGTGCTTCTGGTTGGCGACGGTGAGCGTGGTGAACTGCTCGTTGTCGTCCTGAACCTGAAGGGCGGCGCCATCGGTCACAAGAGCGCGGTCCGGCAGACGGATACGCAGCGTGGTGCCAATCTTGGCGCCTTCAACGGCGTAGCTGTTGTCGTACTGGCGGTTGACGTTGCGGGTGAGCACGAGGTTGTTCTCAAGGATTTCGAGAGCCTTTCTCGTGATCATGTCGATCGTAAGAAGTGTATTAGCCACTGAAATTACTCCAATAAAGTGTTAACGACGTTGCTGCGCTTCCCATTGACGAATCTGGCGTCGGCGTTCTGCTTCGATCCATTCCGACGTGCTCATGCTCTGAACGGAGCGAGGGTCGGTCGTTTCGTAGCCGCCGGTGCCCGATCCCTTAGCCGTTACCGGCTTGATGGGAGGCGGAGCGCTGGTTGACTTTTTAATCGGCGGATTGTCGGCCAATTTGACCTCAATCTTACCGATTTCCTTAGCCTGCAAGTACGGCGATAGGCGGGAAATACGTTCAGCCTCTTTCGGGTTGGACCCAAGGTAATAAGCTAGGTCCGGCCCCACATCTGATGCCTGAATCGTCTGAGCCATCACGGTCGTAATAGGTAACTTCGGGTTGTAGGCGACTTGCTCAAAGTCGTCGTACTTGTCCCGAGCCATCTCTTCGCGCTCGTGATACTGGTTCAAAAGCTCAAACTGCTGGCGCTCGGCTTCCCGCTTGGCAAGCAACTCTTCCGCTTTACGGACGGCCAAAGCCTCCGCGTAAGCGTCAGGGTCCGCTTCCCGATCAGGTAACTCCGCAGGCGTGAAAGCTGAATCAGCTACCTTTGCCTTCAGCGTTTGATCTCTTTCCCACTTGCGACGTTCCTTCGCAAGCCTTTTGCCTACTACCGCGTCTAGTTCCTCTTGGGTAAAGACTTTGGTTGCAGGCTTCTCTTCCGGCTTTCCGGCCTCTTCGGCCATTACTTCGGATTCGAGGGCTGCCGTCGCCTCCGGTTCCGGCGCGGGGTTAGCCGCTACCACTTCAGGGAGTGTATTTTCGTCTGCCATTTCAGTTCCTTACGGAGCCTGGTGAACCGCACCAGTACGGTATGAATATAGTATGTAG